GTGTACTTGTTTTTCATTTTGTGGCTTGTAGTTTTTGACTGTTGCATCTCTTAAAGACGGATTAACGTTTGATTGATTGAATATGTTGTTTATCTTCCGTTGCTTGTTTCGCTTATATTCCTCATAGATTTCACATTTGCAACCGTCTTTATACTCGTAACCATTCGGGTGTTTTTTAGTAGGAGCAAACTTATATAAGTCGTATTCACTTCCACATCTCTCACATTTCAATCCTTTTTCGACATGAGTAGGTTGATATTTTTTCAAGCTTTCGTTTATCTTTTCGCTGAATAGTGGTTTCATAATATCCCCCTAATCCCAATAACTTTCGTCGTACTTCATGCGTTCCAATTGATTCGTGCCAGTTGGTTGTATTTTTTGATTGAGGTACCCCTCAAATTTACTGCCAAAAAGTGTTTCTGGTCTAAGGTATTTATCGCTATCCGTGTTTAACCATTCAGCTGTTTTGATATCAATCACCTTTTTAAAATCCTCCAACCTAAAATCTTGATTCCATCTTGCTTTAATAAAATCTTTTGTTTTAGCTGTATTATGTTTAAAATGCTTTCCTGCTTTTTTATTTAAGTATTCGATAATTTCTTTATAGGGAATGGAAGACACCGTCGGGTTGCCCGACAATATACTTCCTTCATTATTAGTATTGTTATTATTAGTTAAATCATTATTAGTACTATTATTATTAGTAGTATGCGATTTACCATTAACGGTTTTTCCATTGTTGGTTTTACCGTTAACGGTTTTTCCAACGTTGGAAAATCGAATGTGGTGCGGTTGCTCATATACTAAGTACTCATAACCATTTAACCTACCACTTTTATCACGTTTTCTACTACGTTGAATGTATCCAATTTCTTCCAGTTCCTTGATTCCACTCTTTAAACCGCTAAGTCCATCAGTTGAATGTTGCTCTAGTTCTGTTTCGTAAATTTGCCAGTTATCAGGTCGACTTAACAAATAAAGTAGAATACCTTTAGCCTTCCAACTTATATTAGAATCATGTATAAAATCTTTGTGTACTGTGACAAAGTTACCTGATTCTTTGTAAACTCTAAATGTTGCCATTTCGTTATCTCCTTTCTGGTATAATTTTGTTATCGCTACTGCGTTAGATTGGGGGTGAATAAAATATGGAAAAACCTTATATGTTAACATATGATTTAAACTCACCCGGACAAAAATATGAGGAATTGAGAAATGTTATAAAAAAGGAAATTTCTAATGGTCATTGCAATTATTGGAAATCTTCATTTTTATTCCGTTCTTCTTTATCAACTTCAGAAATGATAGAAAAGTTGAAACCTTATCTCGATTCTGGAGATAAGCTGTTTGTTACAGAAATAGTCAATAACAAACAAGGGTGGTTAACAAAAGAACAATGGGATTTTATCAACCATAATATTTTTATTTAGGTTCTTTTATTGAATCTTTTGTTATATCAGGAAAACCTTTAGAATCCTCAGGGGTAAATTTTTTAATTTTTTTAGCGCTTCTAATCTCTTCCGCCAAGATGACGATTAGGAGTGCTATTTTTATTATTCTTAGTCTATTCATTCCTTTTTCTCTCCTTTCAGCATTTTATTGAGCCTCTCATCAACTTTTATCCACGAGTCATGCAATTGATATTTATCATCAAATGACTTAACACCAATCGCATGTTGCTCGTTGTGATGTTCGCGACATAACGCTAATACATGTTTGTCGTAGTGATTCATCTTGTTTCTGTTCATACCTCTACCGACTGCTTCATAATGTGCTAGGTCTGCGTGAGGCTTTCCGCATATTACACAGTTGCGGTTGACAGTTGACCAGTATAAGAATGATTTATCTTGTTTCAGCAAGTCGCTTGTTTTATAACTAAGCGGTATGTCGTTGTGAAATATCCAATCGAGTGTTACCTCGATAATTTGATTCGCTTGCATCCGTGTACAGTCACTTAACGAAATACTCTTGTCATAGTCATACAGAACCGTTACATATTCTTGGAACAAATACCTCATATAGTCACGTGGTTGGCCTGTGTGGCTCTCTATGTCGTTACAGAGCGCAAATATTTTTCTTCGTTGCTTGTCTGTTATTTTGAATGGGTCTTCGATTCGCAAATCACATTCGACTTCGTAGCCGTTATCAAGTAATAATGTTTCTTTGTCTCCTAGCTCGGCACCCTCGATAACGACTGTTGTTGTGCCGTCATCTTGAGTGATATAGTTTTTGATTTGAGCCATTTAATCACGTCCTAGAAAGGTAAATCATCGTCAGAGATTTCTATAGGACCATTAGCATTAGCAAATGGATTATTTGATTGCTGTCTATTCTGTGGTGCGTTATATGAATTATGCTGTTGTTGGTTGTTAGATTGACCGTTGTTTTTACGTTCAACGAAAGTTATATTGTTGACTGCGATGTCTGTAGTAAACACTTTCTGTCCTTGATTATTTTCATAACTACCGGTTTGTATTGAACCAGTAACGCCAATTTTATTACCTTTATTAAAGTTATTAGCGATGATTTCAGCAGTCTTACCAAATGCAACACAACGAATGAAGTCTGTTTCATATTCGTTAGTTTGTTTGTTTTTGAATGGTCTCTGTACTGCAATTGCAAAGTTAACTACGTTGTTGTTTTGACCTTTTAATTCTGGATCTGCCACTAGGTTCCCAATTAAATTTACTGTATTCATTGTTCAATTCCTCCAAGCCATTTTTTTATCTGTTGTCTGGTTACATTGATTTGGTTTTTATTCAGTGCTTCGACGTTCATTTTTTCTAATTTGTTAATTTGTTCCTGGTATTTTTCCGCGAATCCACTTTCTTTAGCTATGGCTATAAAATCATTAACTTCTTTAGTTAGTATGTCTTTAAATTCTTGACTTACTGTTGAATATTTATCTTGTTTTTGTTTTGCGTCTGCGTCATCTTCATCAGTTGGAATGTTAAAGAACTTCATTAAGAAATAGCGTTCAGCATAAGTTAACGCTGTGCCATGTGCTTGTGAAATATCATTTTGTTGACCGTAAGCGTGATAACTTACTTCATACTGTTCTTCTGGTTTATCAGCATTAATCCATGTATAATTCAAATCCATTTCAACTATGAATTCTGTCACTTCTTGACCTTTTTTGTTTTTAAAAGTATGTGTCGTCCAATTTTCATTTGACGTATTGGGGACTAACAATAAATTATGTTCAATCATCTTTTCTCTTATTCTGTGTAATATTTGAGATCCTGAAACATACGAGAAGTTATAACCCTTAGTATCTTTTGTGAAGCCCGCAATATTCGCTTTAACATCTGCTATTTTTTGGTACAAATTAAGTTGTTCGGCCATCTATTCTCCCACCTTTACCGTGTATGACGTTGGTTTCTCAACAATGCTAGCACCCTCTAAAACTTCGCCGTTTGCGTCAATTAAAGTGCCGTTTTCAGTTACATTGAAATCTTTCTTAATGTCTGATTGGCTAAGTTTTTTAGTTACCTTTACATAGTTGTCAAAACCTCGTTGCTCAAGTTGTTTAATAACTTCTTGCTCATTGCTAACTTGAATGACTTTTGAACCTTTTCTGGCTGTCACTTTTCCGTAAGGTGTATTCAACTTGAATTTGCTATCTTGTTCTTTTTGTATTCTGAAATATTCAATTACAAGGCTTTGTAAATATTCTTTGCCACTCTGTAATTTTTCTACTTCTTTATCTTTCCATTCGTTTATGCGTTCAATTTCTTTATTTGCTAACTCGTTGATTTCATTCTCTTTAGTTGTGATTGCATCTAGTTTCTTAAAGACCCAGTTAGCACTGTCTAAGTCTGTTACTTTGAATCGGTCGTCTTGTTCAAATGTTTCTAGTTCTCTCTCTTGTAATTCATTCACTTTTCATGCCTCCTACCATTTCATGACTAAGTTAATTAGTCTGTCCTGTTCGTCTGTGTTCTCTTCAATCCATTCGTTTATAACGTCGTGCATTGCATCCATTGCAATATATAGTTCGCTTAAATCTACGACATGAAATGATTTAAGTGGAACATTATTCATATCCTTAACTTGTATACTGATACCGTCATGTCTCTTCATCGCAGACACTTTAAATTCGAACCCGTTAAAGTTTATAATTTTATTTTTTATCTCACCCGCTTTGTAATACATTCTTTTAGTCCTCCTTGTATTCTTCGTACTCCTCTTCGCACTCCTCGTTATCTTCTTCGTTTTGTAATTCATAAATTTTGTTTTTCAGTTTTATATTTTCTTTTTCCAATTTTTCGTTTTTTCTTTCTTCCGCAAAATACTTACCTCTGTAAGTATCTTCTTCTTTATCTTTAACAGCCTTTATTTCAATAAGTTTTCTGTACTCGTTCAATGTGATTGTTACTGTCAATTCTTGATTTGCTACAAAATTATCTTCTTCATTTCTGTATCCTGAGAAATCTTTAGTGTAATAATGTTGTTCTGTTTTAATATTTTCAGCCATAGTTGACTACCTCCGTATATTTTGATTTAATTAAGTTGTATATTTTGATGAACACTTACTGTTACTTGTTGGCGCAAGTAGCAGTTTTTTATTCTTCATAAAAGTATTCTTTATAGAATATGAAAGTTGCAATACTTGCGAATCCCGCAATTGACCACGCTGTAGTGAAGTATAGAAACGGCATGAGTACAATCGCTAAGACTGTGAAGCATAGTACTGCTAATAGGTAGCTTTTATATGTGTCGCTCATTTAATATCCTCCTAATACCATTTTTTATGCTTTCTGATCAAATACTCTTCCAATTTAGAAATATTAATCAGAGTGCCTGTTGGTGAATAATCAATGTATAAATTTTCTACACCTAAATTATCTTTGCGGTAATATTTCAACCAGTTGTATACTGTACTTCTACATACTCCAAACAATTGATGGATTTGTGTAGGTGTTGCGTATAACTTTTTCACAAATTTTTCTTCGCCTCTATATGTGTTTTCTGGTGTTGGTGGTACTATGATTTTTGGCATTTCTATCTTTCCTTTCGTGTATAATGTTGTTATTTGCTAATAGTTTGTTCGGCGAACTTCAAAAGGCGACGAGCAGATTCAGTAGAATTTTCAGCATCTTTCGGTATGGTTAAAGATTTGTTGTTTAGATAGTCACTCAACGCCCTGCTACTAATCACAGGTTTTCTAGTGTGCTTCTCAATCTTCCAAACCTTCCACGTCACAACTGCCATTGTGATGAGGAGGGTTGTTTTACACAATTTGTTCACTGTGAATCCTCCTTAAAAAACAAACTTCTAAATCCTGATTTTTCATATCTACCGGGTCTGCCTTTTTCACTCTTTGCATAATGCTCTATGTTTATGTCGTAACCACCTTCGTAATTTCCGTTTCTAGTTACCCATAAAAATTTAACTACTCGTTTGCTCTTCAGCTCTCCACCTTTATAAATGACTAATGGAACGCTGTTTTCATCTTTCACTTTGATGACAATTAGATCTTTGTGTCTGATATTTTTGTTGAACTTTTTTAAAATCTCCCTCATCTCATGAATTTTTTTCAATATTAATTTCATTACTTTTTGAATGTTCATTTGTTACATCTCTTTTCGTGCATAATATTGTTATCTCCTACAGAGAGGAGGTAAGGAATCTATATAAAACCTGTTATCATAGAATCGCGGACAGAACACCGAAAATCAGAGCCACAAGTGACAGAGTTAACATCAGTAAATAAGGTAAGTGCTCTTTCCAACCCCAAGGATGGTTTTTTAAAGAAGTTTTTATATCATTTAAAATCTTAAACATTTGAAATCCTCCTTTTTCGTCACTCTTTAATTGGAGTGGCGTTGATTTTTTTGTCTAACTTTTTCAATGCTAATTTGTAAATAACTGAAGCATGTTCGGTTTTAAAATGAGATTCAGCAATAATTTTCAATGTTTCTAATTTATTTCTTGCATCACCGTATGTGGTACTTTCTGATAGAACACCTTCTAAAATTTGTTGAACTCGATAATCTAAAAGTTTTAAGTCTTTATTGATGCATTGTTCGACACACTCTTCTTTGGTTAATGTGATTTGTTCCATAGTGTTCTCCTATTAAGATGTTTGTTTTTCTCCTAAAAACTTATTAACAAAGTATTGTTGTCCTTTGCCTGTTACTTTTGGCGTCTTACTAATTGATGTGTGACCGTCCGAATGTGTGATTGATGTTTCTTTAATTTCGAATAACTCACGTTCCATTGAATACTGTGTAGGCATGTTATAATCCACACCCTTGCGTTTAATAAGGAATCCGTTTTGACGTAACCACTCAAACAATCTACGTTGCCCGATGTTTACACCGTTTTGTTTAATGATCTTTGCTAACTCTCCAACTAAAATTGATGTCTTAGTAGTAGCTACTGCATCTGCAAATACAATTTTTGGTTTATCACGTTCAATCTTTGTTTCTAATTGATTGATTGTGTTGTTAGCAATTTTTAAAGCACGTTGCATAATCATTTCTGGGCTGTTCCATGCTTTTTCAACTTGGATGAAGTATTGTCTTGCACGTTTACCAGGTTCACTGCGTTGAATCATTGCGATTTCTTTTGCAGTGTCTAGTGTGAGTGCGTGGTCAGTTTGATTCTGACGACCTCCTAGTGGGTTATGGACAAAAATGTCCGTGACTACATAATCGATATTTTCTTCAAATCCGTAATCACTCATTCTTTCAAACCATTTTTTGTATGGAGTCTTAACCTCTAATGCTTGATGAAGTTCTCGACCGCTGATTGCGATTTCTCCGTTTTCTTTTTCTTGTATGTTGAACATTTCGCCGATGTTCGATTTTGTTTGTAATGCTTGCATATTGTTTATGCTCCTTTCGTGTATAATTTAGTTATCTCCTAGTGAAAGGAGGTGAATATTATGAAAAACTACTATCACCTTTTGTCTTTCGATGACGATTTAGCTAATGATGCAGCCAACGATCTGTTAAAAGAAGGTTGGGATATCGTTCATGTTGGTACAAAATTAGTTAAAATTTTGGATAATGGACAAGCGTACTACAATACTGAATACGTTCTGGGCGGAACTAAAAATCAGTATGAAAAATATTTAGAAGATTGCCAGCAGTCCGAGTTAGATTATTTTTAACTTATGTTTTTCTGCGGTTATTAGCTAAATACTTTTGTTCTCTATCAATTAGGTAGAGAACTTTTTTAATTTCGGTGTAAGAAAACTTTTCTAGTTCAATACATTGATTAATTACAGACATTAAATTCTTTTGTTTATTATTTAAATTCTTCTTTTGGATTTTTAAAGAATAAATTTCTTTCATATCTCCCATAATGTTTATGCTCCTTTCGTGTATAATGTTGTTATCAACCTAAGGAGGTGATAAGTATGAAACTTCTAGTTACTTTAAAGGATGGTTCAAAAAAACATGTTTCGGATTTAAAGAAAATTGTTTTTCCAGGATATGAAGGAATTGAAACTGTTACAAAAGAGGAAATCGAAACATTTTTTCTAGACCCTACTAAAACTTATGTGTTTGTTGGATCTCAAACTCTAAGTGTGGAGGCAGGGCAAATCCTTACCGTTGAATTTAGCTAACCTTTTTCAACAACTCTGCAACTGCTCGCAACAGTTCAGGGTTGTTGTTTCTTTCTAAACAGTAACTAGCATGCTTGAGTAATTTGAGTTTTAATTTATTTTTTTCTTTCGCAATTCTAAATTTTTGTAACATTTGTTGTTCCTCCTTTATTCGAAATCATCGATAGTTAATTCTGAAACTCTCTTTTCATAGATGTATAAATAATAGTTTTTGATTTCTCGATAAACTTTTGCTGCTAGGTTGTATTCACTTTCACTCAAGTCTGAATTAAGTGTCACTCCAAAAATTGATAATGTTAATTTTCTAATATGGTCATGAACATCTTGTACATAAGCTTTTTGATGAATTGATTCGAAGCCATGCTGATACTTTTTTAGCGGAATCGGATGATTGAGCTTCCTCAATCTTCCTAGCGACAAATCTTTTGCGAAATTGAGTTTTTTATTGATTTCTTCTAAATCGTCATTATTGATTCTTACTTTACTGAAAATTGCACCTGAGCTGATTGGTTTCTTACCATTTATAGCCTCTCTAACTTCTTTCGCTATAATTTCTTTCAACTCTTCTTTGGTTAACGTTATTTGTTCCATAGTGTCCTCCTTTTAAGATGTTATTTCGTTTTTGTGCATTTTTGGAACTCGCTCAATAAAAAAATATTCTGGAAATAGTTCTTGTATAGGTGTTTCGAGAGCCTTAGAAAAAATCATCGCTTCATCTAAATTAATAGGAATCTCTCCGCGTTCTCTTTTTCCGTATTGTTGACCCGAAACACCAATCAAACTCCCCATAAAGTCTTGGTTCTTTTTCGCCGCTTTTCTAGAGCTATATAAATCTTTGTGCATTTTTGGAACACCTCCCGAAAACAATACTACACCTGATGTTCCAAAATTGCAAGTGCTTTTTACATATTTTTTTGCCTCTACACATATTTTTATGTTTTTGTTGCATTTTTGGAACTGTAGGCATATAATGAAGTTATTAGTTAGATAATATGTTTAAAGGAGATAAAAATATGAGTTCATTTTCTTCGAATTTAGAACGTCTGATGAACAAAAGAGATATGAGTGATAGTGAATTAGCAGAATTAGTAGATGTTAATAGAACAACAGTCACAAGATGGAGAAAGGGAATTAGAAGTCCAAAACTAGATAAATTACCTGAAATAGCTAATGTTTTTGGAGTTAAACCCTTAGATTTAATACATGATATGGATGATTCGAAAATTATTGAAGAAATTCATAACGTATCATCTCAACTCACGCCTCCAAGACAAAGCAATGTACTAAAATATGCGACTAATCAATTAGAAGAGCAAAATAATGACAGTGATAATCTGGTAGATTTCAATTCTTACATTCAAGAAAAATCCGAAGTGGATATATATGGTTGTGCGTCTGCTGGTATTGGTGAAAGATTATATAACGAGCCTATTTCAAAAGAATTCGTAAGAGGTTATGTCCCCGCACATGATATAGCTTTAAAAGTAAATGGAGACTCAATGGAGCCGTTATTTAAAAATGGACAAATTATATTCATTGAAAAATCTCACACTATCAAAGATGGACAAATAGGCGTCTTTATTATAAATGGAGATGCTTACGTAAAGAAGGTTTATGTAGAAGATAACAGATTAACGTTGGTTTCTTTAAATAAAAAGTATAAAGATTTACATTTTTATGATAATGAAAGTGTGAGGTTAGTTGGAAAAGTTATTTTATAGGAGGTAGTAAAATGAATTTAAAAGAAGTTGACATTAACATTGAAGAGTGGGAAATGGTTGAAATCCCCTTTTATACAGAAGAAGAACTGACTTATAGATTGAAAAACGATTTACCTATAACTAAAAGTGAGTTTGAAGAACAGGAGTCTAAAAATGAATTCTTATAAAGAAATTGAACACTTACACATTAACACCGGTGGTAAAGAGTTAACTCAAGAGCAAATAGAAGAAGCTAAATCTTTTATAGACAGTCAAGGATTTAAAGATATGATTCGAGAAGCTAAAGAGTCACGTCAAAGAGTTATGGAGTCTAAAATTACTGATAGAACTAAAATGTGATTAATAACGTATATTTAGCGCTTTAATATAAATATAAACAAAGGAGAAATTGACATGAAAAAAGCAATCTTAACTTTAAGTCTTATATTTATTACCTACTACCTCACTTTTAAATATATGTGGATTAAAGAATTGAAGTATTAATTATGCTTATTTAAAAAAGACGTCTATTTCAGCAGTGTTTGAAAGGAAGTTTATAATGAAAATAACTAATTGCAAAATAAAAAAAGAAACTATAGTATATGAAGTTTTAACTAGTGGTAATCAACCATTCACTTATGAGTTACCTAAAGATTTATCGTCACATAATGCGCGTAAATACTTGGAATTTATTTCACAAAAAATAGATGGCGATAAGTTAACCAAAGAAGATTCATTATGATTTTACTAATCAAAAAACGCCTACAAGTGTAGACGTTGAATGGTGGTGAGAATTTTATGGCGGATAAAAACAAAAAACAAGAAGCTACTCGTAGTAACCCAATAAACAAAAGTTTTGAAAAGCCGGGTGCCAGCGAAAACTTAAAAAGCACTTTATCAGAAAAAGCTAAGAAAAAAGATTAATATTCATTCATTAAATATAAATCCAATTTAATTTGTTGTTTAAGGTCTACAAGTGTATGTTTAATATACAATTCATCGTTTGACGGTAAATCAGATACTTTGAAATCTTGTCGCTCAACCTCTAGTAAATCGAAATCGCTACCAGCTGAATTATAGGTTTTAAGTTCACCCTCTTCAATGATTCTGTTTTCAAAGTCTTTAATAACTATAAATACTGGTTTACCGTTGTTATTAAACAACTTGTCTCTTTTGTCTAATAAGCTTATACAATCCAATTTCATAAACTTTCTGGTTATATTAATTAACCAGATAATAAATTTAACAATTAAAGGATTAAATACAAACACTGTTAAAACAAAAATAAATAGAAACAAAATATTTGCTTTTAGACCTGTAAGCAACTGAATTAAATTCAAATTTTTTAAATCAACATTATTAAAAATTATAAAACTATAAAACCATATCAAACATGTTTCAATAGAAAAAATCAATAATACAGGAGTATTGATAACCTTGTTTTTTTCACTAACTAAACCTATCATTGTTAGATATTTATATGGTATGTAACCTAAAACTCCTGTAAGAAGAAGCGCCCCTAGAAATTGAGTCATCTTATCACCTACTTTTTATTTTATTATAACATATTTAGTACCTAGTACTAAATTTTGGGTAGCCCACCTACCCTTATTATTTTTTACAAATTTACAGAACGTACGTTCCTACAGGAGGTATAAACATGTGGATTGAAAAATTTAAAAACAAAAATAACGAAACTAAATACAGATATTACGAGAAGTACAAAGATCCATACACAGATAAATGGAAGCGCGTAAGTGTTGTGTTGAACAAGAATACAAAACAATCTCAAAAAGAAGCAATGTTTCGTTTAGAAGAAAAAATAAAAGAAAAACTGAACAACAAGTCGTCAAGCGAATTAAAAACTTTGACTTTTCACGCGCTATTAGATGAATGGCTTGAATATCATATAAAAACATCAGGTTCAAAGTTGACTACTCTTAATAATATAAAAATAAGAATTAGAAACATTAAACGATACAGCTCTGAGAACTTGCTTTTAAACAAACTAGATACAAAATATATGCAGATATTTATTAATAAATTATCAGATATCTATTCTCAAAATCAAGTAACCCGTCAACTCGGAGATATGAAAGGAGCTATTAAATATGCAGTTAAATTTTACAATTATCCAAATGAATATTTGTTAACTAATGTCAAAATTCCTAAAAGAAGAAAAACAATAGAGGATATCGAAAAAGATGAATCTAAAATGTACAACTATTTAGAAATGAACCAAGTCCTACAGATACGTGATCATATACTAAATGATAATAAGTTACACAAGCGAAATCGCATTTTAATTGCCAGCATCTTAGAAGTACAGGCTTTAACTGGTATGCGCATAGGAGAACTACAAGCACTGCAGGAAAAAGATATAGATTTATTAAACAAAACTATTAATATAACAGGTACAATTCACCGCATTAAATACGAGGAAGGATTCGGATACAAAGACACTACAAAGACTATAAGTTCAAAAAGAAGTATCAGCATCAATTCTAGAACCGTAGAAATTTTTAAAAAGATAATACTGGAAAACAAAATGTTGAAAAGATGGAATTCGAGCTATGTTGACAGAGGGTTCATATTCACAACAAAAAAAGGGAATCCTTTATGTAATAATCAAATCGCCGGTGTGCTTAAGAAAACTACAAAAGCTTTAAATATGAATAAGAAAGTTACCACGCACACATTTAGACATACACACATAACTTTATTAGTAGAAATGAATGTTTCTTTAAAAGCAATTATGAAAAGGGTAGGACATGTAGATGAAAAAACAACCATTCGCATATATACTCATGTAACTGAAAAAATGGATAGAGAACTAACTCAAAAACTCGAAAACATTCCAAGTTAGCTTAAATCTGCCCTTTTTTTGCCCTTATATTTTTTACAAGCTTTATAAAACGCTTGAGAACACTGGCGTTAAAGCTTTTCTTGAAATAAACATATCATCATAATGAGATGGTTCAAATAACATTTGTACAATCAAAGGCTTCATGTTCTTAACAATATCATCTAAATGGTTATCTAAAATTGGTGACACTGCTTTTAAATCATTAAGAAATGGCTCCCATTTGCCTAAATTATTATCTAATTCTTCTAATTTAGTTTTAATATAATTACAAGTCGCTTTAGGAATTATGGACAAAAATTCTTTCTTTTTTACATTTAATATTTCAATTGCATGTCTTAAATTCTTACGTATTTTGGGTATTGTATTAATCAAATATTTTATTAAATCGACAATTTTTGCTGCATATTCATCATATATACCTTGAACATAATCTGCCAATTTTTTAATACCATCATCGATATGGTCTTTTAATATTTTCATTTTTCTTCCTAAATAATTAGAAGGTAAAGCTAGACCCTGCACCATATTTTCACCGCTATAATTAATTTGATAATTTCCATCTAAAATTGTTGCATCTTGTTGCTTCATAATACTTCTAATATCTGCAATTTGCCTACCATAAATATCATTTTGATTTTTTATTTGCTGAATATTCTGTTTTACTACTTTTAAATGTTTCATCATTTCCTCAGATACTCCATCCTTGAAGTCATGATCAATATTTTTGAAAATTTCTTTAATTTTACTATCTATACTATCATATACTTTTTCTATAAATGATTTTATTCCATTAAACAATTCATTAATTCTTTCTTTTAATGCATCCAATGCAAAATCAGGTAATAAGTGTTTAACAGCACTAATACTTTCTATTGTTTCATCTGCAACTTCTTCAAGTGAGTTTATTTTACTAATTAAAGTTCTTTCCATTTCTTCTAATTGAAATAAGTTAATCTTATCCTTAAATCCTTCTGATAATTGTTGCTTTCTATCTGCAAAATTTTTATTTTCATTTTCTGAGATGTTAAAACTTTCATTTAAAAAGATTACGCATTCTGCTAGCATACCACTAGTTTCACCAGTAATCAGTTTACTCAACGCATCAAGATTTTCTAAATTAAGTTTAATTAAAGTTCCTTTTCCGGAACGTGCAATCGAATCTCCGGTCCAAACATTTATTGGAATTCGCCCATCCATATCTAATGTTATGTTAATAATCTTTTTTACCTTTTTTCCATTTTTAATTTCTGTATCTTTTACCGACTTTATTTTGATTAATGGTACGGTATCGTATGTGTTATTCTTTCTATTTAACTTCCTTTTATAACCTACATGGCTGTCTATTAAAGCATCTAACCTAGGTACACCATCATTAATGTTAACGCGTTTTCCCGGCATATCTTTGATGAAAGGATCTTGTAACCATGTTAATAAATCGTTGGTACTATTAAAACTAATCATATTATCAAAGCGTGGTCTAGCAAATTTCTGCCAAGCAGCATAAGGAATCATTGCTGAATCAGTAGCAACAACTTTTTCATTCGGATGTTTCGCTCCTTGATATTTTGCTCCTGCACCGCCTTCTGAATTACCACCATTCGCCACAATTGTTTTGTTTTTGTAATTATAAGGTATAGTTTTGTATTTTCTTCTAAATTCATTTTCATCAAGAACCGAAGCATCTTTAATTTTTTGTCGATAACTATTTGCGAATTCTTCTACTTGCTTTAAATAATCTGTGCTTTCATTATCATTATTCATTAATTTAGCATTTTGGAGCCAATCATCTCCAAAACCCGATGATTTCAATGGATTATTTGGGTTAATTGCCTCATTAGATGTTCCTTGATAAATTATTGTCTGTTGACCAGTTGGATTCCCCTGATCATTAAGTAACTCGTATGTTTTAATATCAGCAGCACCATTCATATTATCATTACTATTATCATTATAATTATCTATTTGTTTGAACCGTTTTCCATTTACTTTAAAATCTTTTTTTTCATTTATATCTTGATAAACCCAATAACTGCTCAATTCTGCTATGTCCCTATCATTTATTTTATTCAC